TGTTTCATTTGCTATTGGTACAAAACCACCTACATCATCAACAAGATCAATAATCCTGTCATTGATAGCAGCAGTTGTAGCTATAGTTGTGTCATTATCAGGGAATGTTTGACCATCCTTAATTGTATCACCTGTACTTACATTGAAGTATCTAGCATCAGACGCAGAGGTAGTAAAGAAAGATGTATCATTTGCACTAGCAGATGCTTGCTCACTATTAGTTACTACTGTTGCTGCATTTAACTTATCTGAAGTTATCGAACCTGCTGCATAGTGCTCATTATCTAAAGCACCAGCTGCAATATGTTCTGAATTAACTGCATCATCGACTATATTATCTCCATTAATAATATTATTAGCTAAGTGTACATGATCTATACTCCCGTTTACATAGTGTTCAGAATTAACAGCATTATCTGCTAGTTTCGTACTATCTATGATATCAGCTTCTAAGTGTACTCTATCTATACTTCCATCAGTATAGTGTTCTGAATTACAGGCATTGTCAGCAAGTTTGGTTCCATCAATAGCATCAGCTGCTATTTCTGCAGTACCAATAGAATTATTAGCTAAGTTTGTTGTACCAGTAACTGTTAACGAACCAGCAACTGTTAAGGCATCATCAACTGCTACAGTACCAGTAGCGGAATCTAATACTAAGTTACCACTTGTTGTACTTACTTCATTAGCAGCATCAAGACCAACTCTTATATTTTTAACTAATGCTCCACCAGGAACAGTCTGTTGTCCTGTATAGTTAGAAGTACCAGTTACATCAAATTGACCTGTAACATCTAAGTTACCTGCAATTACTGTATTACCAGTATCTGCTGCAACTGTGAATTTATTTGTATTTACATCGAAGTTGCCATCTACTCCAGTCGCACCAGTTATATTAACATTACCATCAAACTGAGCTGTTGATGTAACATCTAATGTACCAGGAATATCTACATTACTTGTCCATTCTACATCAGAACCATTAGCTGCTGTCTGTAAAACTTGTCTTGCAGAACCATCAGCTAATTTACTAACTGCTATCTCTGCAGTACTTGATATATCTGCATTAACTACAGTACCATCTTTTATCTTAGCTGTAGTTACTGCATTATCTTCTATATCATATGTCTGTATTAATTGATCGTCTTGTTCTTCTAAAGATCTTAAAACTTGAGTTTGGTTATCGTTTAGATCCCCTGCTTTAATTGAAGAACCTGCACTATATGTAGCTTTAGCAGTAGATATATCTGTATCTCTTATGATACGAACTACAGCTGGATTTGCTGGTAATTTACCAGCTACCCATGCAATAGTACCGCCATTAACAGTATAACTTTGTAGTTCATAGTCATGGCTAGAACCTGCTGTAGTTCCAGTACCAGCTGTTTTTAATACGTTATCAACGTATACTTTGATTTCATCAGAAGTAAAGGACGATATTGAAAAAGCTTGAGAAGCACCCCCACTTGCTGTATATTGTAAAAAACTTGCCATTTGTTATTTTGGAATAGAGAGAATGTTTCTTGTTTGCTCTTGCTTCTGATATTTTAATCTATCAGATAATAGCTTTTCAGACCTTAGTGCTTCGATTCTTGGATCTCTCATTATTGAAGCCCATGCCTTTCGTCTCGCTTCTTGGAAGATTGAATCAATCCTCATGTTGTGATAATAATCTTCATCCTCATACTTACCTCTATTTCCGCCTCTAATATCTCTATACATCTCATCTAGAGATGCTTGGATTTTAGGTTGATTAGCTAAGGTAGTCAACTTATATTCTAAGTTCTGTTTACCTATAGCTCTTTGGAACATAGAGCGTATTCGGGGGTGATCAGATAAATCTATATTATCAGGAGACATATATGTTGATAGTCGGATATCATATCCACTATCGAATAGTAATTTTCTACCAGGACTTTGATCTAGATTTAATGAAACAGGACTAATAGTATTAAATGCTCTAGTCATGAAGTCATAATCTTTTACAGGCTTACCATTAAGTATATCATACTTGATAGGTAAGTCATCTCCAGGTAAATATTCAGATATTAAGTTTCTATTTCTTATTGAATCACCTATACCAGAGTTTAATTCACGCATATATGGGGTAAATAACTTACCTAAATCATTACGTATACCTGCTAATGGTATCTGATTATTCAATAAATTAGCTGCTATTCTGTTCTGTTGTCCAGGCTTACCAGCTACCATATCAACCATTTGCTGTATACCAGCAAAGTAAGACTTACTTGAGATAGCTTGTGCTATAACTAAACTTACTTTTTGTAGTTGATTCTCTGTCCACTCATCTCCCATTAATAAACTATAATCTCCTATGTCAGAGATAGTAGAGAATATTTGGTTAAAGGGTTCAATTGAATCGTAACCTATCCAGACACCACCCAGTTTAAACTGTCTTGGTCTCCATCCAGCATCAATCCACATCTGTCTTTTTTGTCTATCAACAGGACCATTACCTGTTATCCTACCAGACATCCAAGCCCAGCTAGTCATGCCTACTACGGAACTACCTATAGCCAAACGACCAGTCTGTAATGCCTTAGCATTAGCTAGTTCTTCAGGTGTAGTAATACCATATTTAGCTACGTCTTCTAAATTATCAGCAGTAGCTCTAGCTACATCATTGAATTCTTTTACTAAGAAGTTGAATCCAGGTGTATGTTTAGCGGTTAATGTTAATCCACTAACACCTGTTCTAGCAAATAGGAAGAAAGGTTTAGCCCACGGGTTAGCTGCGAAGACATCATTCAATCCTTTAGAAAATCCTTCTAGAGGTGTTTGTAGTGTTACTTCTTTTCTAGCCCATTTAGTTGCTTCATCCCTTAACTCTCCTGTTGTTTGATCCCATATCTCACCATAGAATTCTTGTTCATATGCTCTCATTACTTCTGGAGTTATCTCAGGTGTTCTACCACCTTGAGCTTGTATGTCCAGAACCTTACGCATAGCCTTCTCTCTAGCTTTAGCTCTACCTAATATGTACCCAAAGCTATCATCAGTAGCAGCCATGACTCTAGTTGAGTAAGTTAAGAACTTATTGTCATTTAGATTTCTTGCCATATTAGCCATAGCAAATAAGGCTCTATCTCCAACTGAAGCTCTTCCACTATCTTCATAGAATCTACGAAGTATTTCCCAGTTCTCATCTCCTTTAGTAAAGTCGTAGAAACGTGTTTTAATAGAAGATATGTCTCCACTCCAATAACTATCTAATCTAGTTTTAAATACATTATATGCATCAGGTATTGATTCCATCATAGCATTCATAGAAGATATACCAGCTCGTAGAGTAGCTGTATCTCCTGTAAACGGATACCTCATAGCAGCACCTAAAGTAGTAGCCATAGGCTTCATAAAGGTAGCAGTAGCAGTACCCATAACAGCTCTCACTGGTGTTCTAATACCACTAAGAATACTATTAGTCATCATTGCTCCTAGTTCTCTGATCAAAGCACCAGTTCTATTTGGTTGACTAGGGTCCATCGAACCCCCTCTGATCATCTTTCTAGCCCAGTTATCAAAGTCATGAACACTATTAACAGTTTTCATAGATGAGAATACTTCAAATAAAGCATTCATTAAAGCAGGATCTGGATCATCTTTAGCTATCTTCAAGATAGACATAATAGATTCTCTAGTATCTGCCATCTCTTTGGTTAGAGTTTCAGTTAGGAACTGATTCTGTTTACCTGCTCCAATTGCTCTGAAGTCATTTGATTTAACAATCCTTGCTTTTTTAGTTTCTCTAAGTAAGTAGAGCATGGTGTCTATGACTTGAGCAGCTGGTCCATCTATATCTCCTAGATCAGCAATATCAGCTATCTCTCTTCCTGAGATACCATAGTCTCTAAGTTGATGTAGTAAGGAACCAACTAATAAATCAGCTACTACTATATTCTCACTAACTAATGTTTCAATTGAATCAATCTGCTTACCACCTTTAATGACAGGATAAGAAGTTTTATATCTAAGTATATCTTGAAGGAATTCTTCTGGACTCATATCGCCAGCATCTCTACCTAGAGTTATCTTTTGATATGATTCAATAGCATCACCCCATGTTTCCATGAGTGTCTTCCTACCTGCTTTAACTAGTCCTATTTCAGCTTGGTATCTTTGATCACCTAATAGAGATTTAAGGATACGCTGTGCAGTATATTCACTTAAGTCACCTTCTCTAGCTATACGTTCTAGTTCAATAGGAGTAGCTATACGTCCTACAGAACCATCTTTAGAACCATACTCTTTGTTTATACGTCTATAAGTAGTCAAAGCATCATATGGTTTCTGTTCTGATGTATAAGCCCCTTGAGATCTATCAGCTACAGGTCTATTTTTAGAAGCTCTAAATTCAGGATCTGCTTTTCTTATCTGATCTACTGCTAGTTCAGTGTCCATTTTAGGAATACTTTCATTCCTATCTTTAATCTGCTTTATTACTTTCTGTGAACCTCTACCTAGTAACATAGCTACACCATCAAAAGCAGTACCTATACCAATACCCTCAAGTATATTCTTGAGTTTCATCATAATAGGATGATCTGTTTCTTTTGTTGTTAGTGGTGTATCTATCCAGCCATACTTTTCTCTAAGCATACCTAAAGCATTATGACCATCTGATTCTTTAGATATTAAATCAGATGTAGCACCGACAGCACCAGCTCTAACAAAAGAGTTAGCTAGTATACCAGTGCCAGTAATACCTACTCTAGCAGCTGTATACTTGGCAGTAGGTATGATAGCAGCAGCCATCGTACCGAAGTGTACAGTCCCTCTTAAGAGTTTACCCCACCAAGTCTTTGTTTCTATTGGATTCTCTTCATCTACAAATGGATCCCACTCTGGTCTATAGTAACCTTTCTCTTTACGTTCTCTAGATATTTCTCCTGTGAGAGCATCTATTGTACGTTCTGGAAATGTAGTTATAGAGGAGGCGGTATCTTGGATACCACCTGATAGAATAGATTGACCTTCTTTTGCAAATGCAGCGATACCCCAATTTTCTTTTTCTCTAGGATCAGCTAACTCAGCCTTAGCTTGAGTTTCTTCAGCAGCAGCTTCTTGAGCTACAACCTCTCTAGCTTCCTTTTTCTCTTCTAGTCCATCAATGAATTCATTACTGGCATTCACCGCTGATTCAATATCTTCTGGATCTAGTTGGATATCTATTGGCATTTTATTCTTGTGTTAGTGTACTTCTTACAAGCTCCTTAGCAGCTTCAGGAAGTAATGTATCTAGTCTCAGCCATGTGGGTAGTTCTCCGACTGTCTCTAAGAACCGTTGATGGTCCTCCTCTGGTATATTAACTAATCTTCTGTATCTACTATTTAACACAGCATAACTATTAGCAGCTTGTGCTTTCTGTCTTAGTCTACTTAATACAACTAAGTCTTGTCCTTTCTCATCGAAAGGTATGTCACCTGTTAATCCATTAGTCAGGAATATAGACATGTAAGCTTCAGGAGTTATATCATAACGACCTATATTTGTATAGCCTTCGTTGATTAGTTGAAGAACATCTCCAGCTACTACTTCATTTAAAGGTTTACCTAGTACATCTTCTATGCTTACATACTGCCCATTAGGATTACGTATAGCAGTATATCCTCCGTTAGCTTCAGCTGTAGGAGAAGCTACTGTATCTAACATCCATACTAAATCCTCATTCTCTTGAGTGACACGATATGTCTTGGAACCAGATGGTTTGAGTAATAACTTCTGATGATCTACTGATAGGTTTTCTTCTTCTGGAATGTTTACTTCATTATCTTTCATAGCTCCAGTAGCAATCAATCTATCAGCAATCAATCTTTCTGTATTAGCTCCTATTTTTCTAGCTAATTGTCTATAGAATTCAGGTTGGGCTACTCGTCTACCTTTACGACTCTTAGCTATATACTCAGCAGCTTCTTTTAGATGTGGTTCTTCACCTTCCCATGGTTGAGAGCTGTAAATAACATTACGATCTTTAGCAATAGCTAATGCTACAGTATTGATCTGTCTAGTAGGAGATGGGTCATACGTTGATGCTTGTCTATTATCCCACTGGTAAACACCTGGGGATACTTCTTTCCACAAACCATCTTTAACAGCATTTAGAGCCTCTCTATGAGCGTCTAGATCAGATGCATTATTCTCTATTGCTTTGTTATAAACTGCATCATATTCTCTAATAGCTTGTTCATAGTTAGATGTCCACTTAGGAGTTCTAGCTTTATTAACATCAGACTCTAGAGTTCTAGCTGTAACTTCAGCTGATATAGCTGTGTTACGTCTACTAATAGTAGCTTGAGTTAAACCTACTTCAGACTTAGCTATTTGATTCCACTTCTTATGTAAGGCAGGATCTATAAATCCTCTCAAATCATGTGGAGTAATACGTTGATTTAAAGTATAATGTCTCCAAGTTAATTCTTGATCTAAAGCTACATCATCTATCATACCATCATAAGGTAAGTTCTTAATGATGTCAGGCAGCTGCTCTGGATCACGTAAACCAAACTCCTGCATGAATTTCTTTTGTATATTACTAACTGATTGGAAAGTAATAGGAGCATCATTCGCATCGAGTTCAGCTACTATATCAGAAGCTCTCGTCTTTATATTAGCATCTCTGTTAGCTGTATTCTCTTCAAATTCTAATTTCTCAGCATTAGTTATAGCTTTAAGTAATCTTCTAGTATCTTTTTTCCAATAACTTCTAGCAGTAACTATGTGGGGATTATTTGGAGTACTATCATGAGCTAAGAACTTATGATCTAGTACAGGTTGAATATCATCTCTAGTCAGAACACCAGTTTCAACACCTCTAATTAAAGTATCAAAAGCTTCCTGTCTAGCTAGATTATACTTACCACCATGCATACCTTTATAAGTATGTAGATAAGTTATAAGATAACCAGGATCTCTTTTGATTTTAGTCTTTAAATCTTTGGCACGATTCTCTTGTTGAATTTCTTTTAGTGCAGCAGAATCAGTTTCTAATTCTTTTTTGACTCTAGCTTTATCTCTAGTTATTAATTCAGTAATGAAATCTTTTTTCCAAAGACCAAATCTACCACCAGCTATATCTTGATGTTTATATGCATACCAAGAATCAATGACATCACTTATGTATCTCTTCTCTTCTGAATCTACTGCTTCATCATAAGTTTTATATATCTTAGTACCATCTGGTGCAAACTGTCCAGGGATATGAATCTTCATACCAGCTTCAGCTCTAGGTCTATAAGATGATTCATGATGAACAAGTAGACTATCTACATCTTCATAAAATGCATTCTCTTTTTCATAAGCTGCATCAGGTCCAAGTATTAATTCATTAGCTTCATAAGGATGATCGTCTCTTAGCTGACCACCATAATCTATAGCAGTTGCTTTGATATTTAGACGCTCTTCTTTAGCATTTAATTCAGCTAATACTTCTGGATCAAATTCTCCTTTACGTTCATAGGTTTCCCAAGAATCTCCACCATAAATATTCTCATGATTATCCTGTTGAGCTTTTAATCTATTAGAATACTTAAGATAAGCTTTGTGGTTTTTATTCCATTCCTGTATCTGTTCTACATCTTCTTTGCCCTGTCTCAACATCTTAACAAGTTGAGCTGGTCGCTTAGAAGCTTGTTCATGTTGATGGTTATATATTTTTATTAGCTGATCGAAGTGAGCATCAATACTCTTTTGAGTTTCATCAATATTTTTATTGACTGATTCAGTCATGTCAGCTATTTCAGGCTGGTAGTTACTCTTCGCACCAGCGGTAGGAAGAGTATCCAGTTTGTACATTAAAGCTAAGTTTGTATCAGTCATGAAATCACCTCAAATGGTACATCAGTTTTAGCATAATTAACAGCTAGGTATCCAGTATTATTAACCATTACAGCAGTAGGTTCTATCTTCATAACATCCTGTGCTATGACACCACGGTAACGAGTATTCTGATCAGATTTATAATTCCATTCAAAAATTCTGAAACCTTTATCTGATTTACCTACTTCTTTAATATTTTCTTTTAGTCTAATATCACTACCAGCGAATAAAGAAGCTATACTTAGACCCATTGATAGAGTATTAAACATCTGTCCCATTGTGTCTCTAGGAGGCATCATGACAGGAACACCATATTCAGGTCTAGTGCCAAGAGATTGTCTATTCTTAGCTACTTGTTGCATATGGTTACGGGTAATCATTTGATTAGCTATATCCATATTTCTACCAAATGTATTATTAATTGTACTTTCTATCTGTCTTTGTTTATCTAATATATTCTGGTAGGCAGCAGATGTATATCTATTAGAACGGGAAACACCCTTCTTAAGATCTGCTTTTTTACCTCTAATATTTGATGCTGTCTTGTAAAGATTTGCACTAGCTAACCTACCTTTACCTAAAGTCCATAGAGCTTTAGAATATGCATCACTTCGAGTACGGCTTAAACCTTTAGTTAAACCGCCTTTCCTTTGTTTAGCACTGACTTCTCTATTCCAATACTTAAGAGATTCAGAATGGTACCTAGCATCTTTCTTTTGTTTTTCTATCTTTGCTTGGTATCTTATACCAGCATTAGGATCGGGAGCACACACGGCAAAATTCTATAAAGGGTATTTGTTTAGGCCCGTAAAAAATTTCTCTCAAAAATTTAAAGCCCAAAAATTTGAGTAGTTTTAAATGAACAATATTACGTTTATCAACGATGTTCCATAATAGCGGTTCAGTTCTACTCTCAACGAATCGCTTTGCTTCTCTTGCGAAGGTGATAGGATATTCATGTATTGCGGGTGTACATAACATCCATATTGCTCCATCAGGTCCGACTCCAGCCATACCAGCAGTCTTGCCGTTAGGCACTTCGAACCATACACAGGAGTCCCTGTGAACAGCTAAAGTTAGCTCTTCCATAGGATCTAGCCCGTGACCTTCTTCGACCTCTCTACGGTCTTCTGGAAGCAAATTAGAGGCTACAGTAATTGCAGCCTCAATTGTTGCAGGGTGAATATATTTAGACACGGCGGTAGTGCATAGGTGAATAGTCTCCCTCCCAAGATAATGATCTCAAGGTAGCAGGAGCTGGGTGTGATGATTTTAAAGTTAATTCTACATTTGTATTTCTTTCATATATAGGTACTTCTTGTGTTTCTTCATCTAAATATGGAGCATCAGATACATTATATTGGTTAGAGATTGATGACTCATATACTTCAGTATAATCTAATTTACCTACTCTTTTAAGTGTAGTTTCATATAATCCGATCTTACCAAAATTTATCTTAGCTCTATGTATAGTTAATTTAGAATTTATATCAGACTCAACTGATTTACCATCAGATTTCTGTAAATAGAATCTAGGAAACTTAACACTATATTCATATAAGTATCCTATATATAATGTACCAGTAGACCAATCTCCAGGTACTGTAAAGTCATCTGTATTAGTTACAGTACATTCAGCATACCGTCCTACTCTATTAGCATTAGAATCTATATCAATTAATACAAGACTACCATTAGGAGATGTTACCTGATCTATCCAATCAGATTGATTAGCAAATGTAGTTAAGTTTGTACTAGCACTATAAGTACCATTACCAACTGTAGTCCAGTTATCTAGATGTATAAGATAATTAACATCATTCTCATCAATACTAGGATCTGTATCTGCTTGTACAAGATTGACTTTCTGTAAGAAGTTATCTGTATCTAAGAAGTAGTATTCATCATTAATAATGAAATGCCATTTAATAGGATTATTATGTTTCCATTTAAACCATGCAGATTGAATTCTATTCTCCCCTTGGTTAAGATATCTATAACCTACTACTTCATCTGAATTAGTTTTACCTAATAATACTATACCATTCTCTCTAGAGTTAGCTATTAAATCTAAATCTTTAGGTAATAGTGTTGGTACCACTTCGCTAGTATTGACTACAGCTGCTTCTTGTTCTCTAGCTAAACCAGCCATTTCCATGAATCGACTATATTTATTTGAGTTATCTATATAACCAATTGTATTACCTAATGCTATAGGAGGTACTGTTTTATAATAGTTATACATAGATACTGATCTTAACTTAGCAGTATCTGGATTCATTATTTCAGCATCTGCGGAGAATAAGTACTGTTCATTAGTACTGAAACAAAGTAATCCTCCAGGTACTTCTATTCCATCATATAAATCAGAAGGAAATGTAGAGGAACAAGATATATCAATAGAATCTATAGCAGATACTGTTAATGCTGAATCTGCCCAAAAATTAGGGACACCTAATTCTCCAGGTTGAGATGTGATTATATTTTCACCAGATAAAAAAGCTAATCTATTTCTAAAAAATAGAACTTTGTTTATCTTATTACCATTGAAAGATGGTATTTTATTAGTATTGTCATCTCCTACTGTACGATCAGCCCATGTATACTTCTTAACTAAGAAGTTTCCATCAGCTTGTCTTTGGAGTACATGTGGCATAGTATTAGCATTAAAACTTTTAACTATACCTGGAGCTGCACATTCTATCCATGTACCAGTGCCATCTAAATTATTGTGACCTACAAATTTTAAATAGTAATCGTCTTCATCAGATAGTTTAGAGTTAGCAATCTTAACAATCATCCCATGTTTACATTGGACTGGTAGTTTAGTAACATCATTTATCTCATCAGTAACAACTCTCATTAAGTCTTGATCAACTACTTCTACATTGAAAGCACTTGTTCTAGATATATAAAGTCCATTACCAATTTGGATAAAAGTAAACCCTTGACCACTAGGGATTTCAGCAGTTATACCGCCTATTATTGCATCAACAGTTACAGCAGTATCAGCATCAAATGGTGTAGGAGCTGGTCTTACTGCTTTTATATTAGCGGTAAGAGTAGTAGTTTCATGATCTATTACTTCAATAGTATATGTAGCATTTCCATCTGGTGTACCATTATTATTAGTATCTGCACCACCGCCAGGACTATCCATTAAAACTGAAACTTGATCACCTGTATCATAACCTTCTCCACCATGTAGTAATGTTATCTCACGATTATAAGAGCAGGCATAATCTTCACTACCACTAATGCTCTCTACTCCTGGTTTTGTTCCCTGTTGACCTAGAATTGTTAAACGAAATGTTAAATTCTTTGCATTAGCAGAATCAACACCAGTACCTGCACCTTGGTTTACACTAAATACTTGAGTACCAATACCAGGACAACTCCCAGAATTACCACCTTCATCTAAATTATCAGAAGCAATTTTTATTCTAGTAGCTCTACTTAAAGTACTGGTGTTTGGCCCATCATATAAATTTAAACCATACTGTCTACCATTTTCTGTTCTCAATAATTCTATATAAGCAAAGTGAGTATCAGTTGAAGTATCAGTAGTGCCTGTAGTAGTTATATTAGTATCTCTATTATTTAAAAAGGTAGTATCATTAATAGTTAATGCTTGTACATCTTCTGTATTACTAGCTGATAAATAATTTTTAATAGAAGTAGTTGTAGCTGATACTGTTGCTTCATAGTCCCATCTAGCACTTCCATCAGTTATATTAGCTCCTGTGCCTGTTGGACCACCTGAACCTGCAGAAGTACCAGCTGTATCACATACATAAATATTAGCACCATTCTGTACTTTATTACCTACTACATAAGCTGTACTAGCTACCCATGGTACTGCTCCATGATGAACTGTTTTCTCAACACCATCATTACAACTCCATACTCTAGTTGTACCATCGGCTGCTACTTGACCTATATAAGCTCCTTCTGTTTCATCTCTATAGTAGTGGAACCAAGACCCACCACTTTGTACGTTAGTTAGTGGTGCAGTTCCTAATCGTTTAGCTCCAGGTCTTTTATATAATCCATTAATTAAATCAGGTATCGAATTAATAGTATCTACTACTTGACCTGGAGCTTTCAATTGATCAGGCTGTTGAGAAATACCAGAAGCATAGTTAGGAATAGTTTGTGTTAAACCTGCCATTATCTTGCTAAGTTCCTCCAAGGTTGATATGCAGTATAAACTGAATCTTCTGGTAAACCAAACATATTATGATTACCTTGATTACATTCATACTCTTGTATTGCAGCTCTTGATAACTGCTCTTGTGTAGCTAATAATTGAGCTAGTTGTGCATTACCTACTAACTGTGTAGCAGCTCTAACTGAGGCTTTATGTACTATATATCTTTTAAATACTTCAGGTAAATCTTCATAAGATAGTAGTCTTACAATATCTAATTCGATACCTGAAGGTGAACCAGACCAATCATCTGTATGGTCATATTTATCATAGAGGTATCCGTTTCTTTTAACTACATCATGAGTTCTATCTGACCAACCATCAGTAGTATCCATTCTCAATATATCATTTCCTATAGCTATCTTGCCGTTAGAATCTGGTGTATAAAGAACATGCCTTTCTGTATTAAAATGCCATCCTTCAGTCTGTAGATCTACGTTAGCATCTCTTAATAAATTATATATAAAACTTATTTCTGGATTAGTAAAGTTTAAAGAAGTTACTGGTGATTGACCAATAGCTCCCAAGATAGCATTTACAGCGGAGAGTTCGGTCTCGTTATCAATTGTCGTGGAAGCCATAAAATTTTGTAATAAAAAAGGGAGACCGAAGCCTCCCATATGAATAATAATTTAGAATGCAGCAGTTGCACCAGAAAGTGTTCCAGCACCAGCAACTAATTCCACAGCCGCAGCTGGGTTTAGAGGTGCGACACCCATTGCGAGACGTCCTAATATAACATCTCCTTGGTAAATCACTGACACATCTCCTGAAGTTACTTGAACTTGAGGACCGATTGCTTCTACTAGACCAACAGCTTCTTTCTGGAATATTAATCCACAGCTGTTAGCAAACTTAGCAGCTTCACCGTAATCGTTTACAGTACGCTGACCTTCGTTAGCAGATGCATTAGCAGTAGGAACAGCAATCTCTTGCTGATCACCCATGCCTTCTGAAACAAATGAACCAGTGTTACCAGGATCAGTTACACCAGGGTTTGTTGCAGAACCTGAACCATATTTAGTACCGAAGCTACCGAAGAATGGGATATTCATAGATTTGTAAATCTTGATACCAGCAATCTCGATGATTCCATTACCTGACTGTAATGCATCACCTTGCTCGTCTCTGTTTACAAGACCATTAGATCCTACAGCTTGGATTAGCTCGTAGTATTGGCGAGGGTTTAGTACACCAACTCTACCTTCAGTTGAAACTCCCTTCTCGTCAAGAGCAGCGGCAGCATCATAGAAAGCATTGATTAGTGAAGCAGCTACGTATGCATCAGAACCTTGGTTGTTTGTACCAACACGAATCTGAGTTCCACCTGGCTCTACATAGTTAGTCTTAGTGATAGGACCAGCTGAACGAGCAGACTTAGTGATAGCTCTGAAGATTCTTCTGTCATAGTTTTCTGCAAGAGCGTAACCAATCTTACGTGAGATTTCTCCACGTAGGTCATAGTGTGCAAGTGTCTCATCTAATTCATACACGAATGCAGAACTGATTAAGAGGTCATCACACTGGATTGTTACCTCTGCTACTGGAGGTGCACCATCGGCGTTACCCAGTATGTTGTTCCCAGGAATGTGGAACTCACTTCCTGTACGTCCAGTGAAGATGAACTGTAAAGACTTACCATTCTTCAGTGTACGCTTTGTTACTAGATCTCTAGCAATTGTATTCCTCTGGAATCCTTTAAATAATTCTCCCGAAAACAGCTTGAGATATAGATCTCTACGTGCAGCAGTTGTTGTTGCCGCACCATTATCAGCACCACCCCAGGTTAATGAACCAGGAGCTGCTGTACTCTGTTGTGAAACAGCCATTGTTATTTGTTATAAGATATGTACTTTCTTCAGCTGAAATTTTTTGATCATTGTTTGTGGTCTATCCCACCGTCTAGACGGCTAAAGGGTATCCTGCGTACAGGGCCAGAAGCCAATTAGCCAGAGATCCGACACTGAGGTGTCTCTGACCTATGGTATTGGAGATGTGCTCCTTCTACCATAATAAAAAAGGATAGCAGCCCGAAGACCACTATCCATAATTCATTGAGTTTATTCACAAAGTCGATAGAGCTTCTTCTATAGAGATATCCTCATCGAATGTCTCTTTAGTTTCTTCATGCTCTTCTGGTTTGTCATGATGCATTGCATATGCAGAAGGGCCAGCTTTCGCTCCATTGATTGATTGATGTCGATTCATTACTTTGTAGTTTTGGTGTACTCAACGCCACGATATACGTAAGTTACAGTCATTGTAAAATCCATATACCAAGCCCCGTTCCATGCTTGGGTGTCATGCGTCTCTGGTTGGAAGAGATGAACGGACGTTGTTTTATGAGACTGGTGTAGCTTCTACAGCTGCCAAGTCTAATGGAAAGTTGTGGGCATTTCTTTCATGCATTACTTCCATACCTAGATTAGCACGGTTTAATACATCTGCCCAAGTAGGGACAACCCTACCACCAGTAGCTAACACGGACTGGTTGAAGTTGAATCCGTTGAGATTAAAAGCCATAGTGGAGATTCCCATACTGGTAAGCCATATGCAAACGACGGGCCAAGTAGCA